CGGACACTTCGATGGACTTGAGGGGCGGGCGGTCTTGGTTGGGCGGGTTCATGGATTAGGCGAAGTTGATGTTCGTGGCGGCGGTCGGCTTGGCGGCGATGTCGATGGTGGTGATCTGCTGCGGGTAGGCGGGCCAGTGGCCGGAGGCGGTGCATTCCTTGTAGAGGGCCAGCGCCTTCTCAAAGTCGAACGCGGCGCCGGTCATCAGTTCCGGCCCGAGCTCGTAGACGGCATGGGCGTAGGGCGGTTCCTTCTCGACGGCGATGAAACGGAAACCAAGGACGCGGCACTTGTAGGCCGACTCGACGGCGTGGCGGTAGAAGTAAGCCTGGAGGGCGTACTTGTATTTACGGACGGCCTGCAGGAAGCCGTGAGCGCTGGCGTCTTCGCAGGTCTTCAGGTCGTAGATATAGCCGTCGTCGGAGATGCCGTCGATGGCGCACTTGACCAGCGTGTCCCCGATGAACGCGGTGAACATCACTTCAGTCTTGGAGAGGACGATGCCGTTGTCCTTCATGCACCGGGCGGCGGAGTTGGCGACTGCGTCGACCAAGGCACCTTCCTCGGCGGTCAGGATGGCCTTGTCGGCGTTATGCTCGCAAAAGTCAGCCCAAGCGGCCTTGCCTTCCTTCGTGCGCTTGTCGACCTCGGGGGCGATGGCGTGCGTGGCGTTGTAAGCGTCGAGGCCCTCAAGGGCGAGCTTGTGGACGGCGGTCCCTACGCGGAGGGCCTTGGAGTCCTCGCGGGTGCGGGCGAGGTACGCCTGGTAATGGGCGGGGGACTTGAGCAGTTCCTTGGCGCCGGATTGGTTCAGCGCTTGGATGCCGTCATAGATGACGCGTTCGGTGATGAGGTCGGGCATGGTGTTTGGTGTTCTGGGTGTTGGTGGAAATCAGAGAAGGGCGATGATGGCGGCGGCCTGATCGGGGCGGCGGCGTTCGATGGCGGTCAGGCACATGGTCGACCCGACGGCAAAGCGTGAGCAGGCGACCGGGCGGCTGGCATACGTCTTGCACTTGCCAGAGCTGGACAGGTGCGGGCATCGGGCAGGGACTTCGGCAAAGGTGCGTCCGACAATCTGGAAGACGGAACCGCGGGCCGCATAGAACTCGGTCGTGGTCGGTGACGCGTCGATAGGCAGGAGGATGCTCTCGCAGCAGGCCCCCTTGCAGAGTTCACAGGCTTTGCTCACAGGCTGTCGTCCTCGGGGGAAGACTCTTCGACGCTGGCCGAGATGCGGCGCACGTCCTCAAGGGCCGACTCGCCGGCATTCTCCATGGCCTCAAGGGTGTTCCGCAGGACACGCAGCTGGACGACCAGGACATGGACCCGGTCATGGAGGGGCTTCACTTGGGCGGCTTCGTCAGCCGTCTCGACGTGATCGGTGAAGACGCTGAGTTCGGTGAGGGCGGCGGAGGCGAGGTCAGAGAGCGTCGTCAGGTCTTCGACGTGCATCTCGATGCGGGAGGCGAGGGACTTGACCACGGCGAGGTCGCTGGTGACCTTCTCGACGAGGCGCTGGATGTTGTCGCGGTTGGTCATTGGCGGGTCGGTGTGAAGGTAAGTTCCTTTATCTCGCCGTTAGGAGCAAGGGTGAAATAACGGACCTGCGAACGGACGAGCGAAGGGTAGGTCTTGCGCTTCCACGCGTTGAGGTCGGTGAGGAAGTCGGCGTGCTTGCGGGCCGTCATCTCGACGTAGGGGAAGCCGTCCAGGAAGAGTAGCAGGGCGTACTGCTTCGGGACGGTGGCGGCGATGCGCTCGATGCCCTTGGGAACGTCAGCCATCAGAGTTGCCCGGTCTTGGCGCGGTTCCACTTGGCGATGGTGGCGATGCAGACGGCCTTGGAGATCGCGTCGAACTGGCAGAGCTCCGAGTTGACCACGTCGTCGAGGACGCGGGCGAGTTCGTTTCCAGCGTAGCGCATGGCTTGCATCTGTTCTTCGTGAGCCTTTGCCTTGGCCTGTTCGGCGGCGAGCATATTGCCCTGGTGCATGGCACGCATGGCGCCGGCCACAGGGTCGAAGGGGTCGAAGTCGTCGGAGGGCTTGCTCATTTGGTCAGGGGGCGGGGGGGGAGGTTAAAGCTAGTGGCGGTGGCGGCGACTTGAGACTTAAACGAGGCCGTGGCGCCGTCATCGTCGAGGTCGACCGAGATACCGCAGGCGGTCTGGATGGACTGGCGGCGGATGTAGGTGATGGCTCCGCCGATCTGCTGGGCGGTCAGTCCCTCGGCCTTGACGAGCAGGGTGCCGAAGTCGAAGCGTTCGCCGGAGGCATGGAGGAAGGCCGTGGATACGCCGACCTTGCCGTCCTGGCTGACGAGCGTCTGGATGAGGGCGAGGTCGTGGTCGAGGAGGACGGGCTTGATGGCGTCGAGCAGCGCGTCGAGGCTGACATACTTGGCCTTGAAGGCCGGGTTGATTTTGTTGGCCTTCACGTTGTCCAGGGCGGCGAGCGCTTGGACGAGGGCGGAGGTTGCGGAGGTGGGGGGCGTGGGTTTGGTACTCATGGGAGATTATTTGGTCGGTTCGGCCTTCGTGACTTCACCGGCCTTGATGGTGGCCTCGATATCGTCGAGGGACATCCGCGTGTAGCCGGGGACGAAGAGGTTGTAGTAGGTCACGCCGTTGCGGACGGTGGGGGTCAGCAGGCGGGCGACCTTCTGATCGGGCAGGATGATATAGGACGAGTCCGCGATGATGCGGTATTCGGGAGAGGGCTTGGAGTCTTTCTTCATTAGGTTGGGAGATTAGTTGATGACGCCGCGGGTGGCGGAGTCGAAGATGAGGAGGGCGTCGGCGTTCCAGAGGGTGACGTCCTGAGTAGGGAACAGTTCGGCGGCTCGGGCCTTCAGCTTGTTCTTCCACTGGGTCGTGGTCAGGTCGCCCTTCGTTCCGCAGGTGTGCGTCTTCTGCCAGATGGCCGGGCGGATGCGGTGTATCTTCCAGCCCATGGCGACGGCGGCGCCGTAGAGGACGCCGGTGTTCCACATCAGTTTGCCGATGGCCGAGCCGGGGATGTTCTTGCCGGCGAACAGCGGGGGCTCTTCGAGGTAGAGGCTGACGTCCTTGGCCTTGCAGCTGAGATCAGCAAGGAGTTGGCAGACCTCCACGTCGGAGGCGGGCATCTTAGCGCACTCCACCGGGTCGCCGTCTGCCGACCAGACGATGCCGCCGTTCACGCCAGGGTCGATTGCCACGATGAGATGAGCCACGGCAAGACCCTTTATCGGGGCTTGGCCGAGGACAAGCGGAAAAGGTTGGCGACGCGTTCGGCGTATTCGTTGGGCCGGAACTTGCGGGCCACGGCCCCTGACCAGCCGACGTTCCAGACAAGGGCCAGTTCCTCGGGGGTCGGGGAAGGGATGCCGATGCGCTTGAAGTTCGCCCTGATCCAGCGGAGGTGGCTGGCGGCAATCATGTCCTGGGCGGTTGCGTCTCGCCACTTCGACCAAGGGAAGCGGTAGTGGCCTTCGGCCTTGAGGCGTTCCTCGGCGTCCTTCCAAGCATCGTGCCCGACCTGATACATACCGCGTTCACCGGCCTTGCCGATGGCCTTGCGGTTCATGCCCGACTCAACATGGGCGATTGACTCCAGGAGCAGGGCGTCGGTCTTGGCCTGAGCGGTCAGCCCGAGGAGCAGCAGGGCGACGACGGAGAAGCGAGAGTTAAGGGTCATGGCTGCTTGCCCTCCTTGGCGGCGTTCCAGATTACCAATGCCTTGAGGAAGTTTTGGCCATCCTTCTCCTCTCCGCTTGCCCATTCGGAAACCATCGCATCCCCGGCCTTGGTCAGCCGTTCGACCTCGGCCTTGAGGGCGGCGACCTCCTTGTTCAGTTCGCCGACGCGGCGCATCATGGTCAGTTCTAGGTCGCTCATACGCGTCTCGGGACTTGTGATCCGGCGACCTCGAAGCCGTCGACCTCGTAGGAGTAGGTGATGCCGACCCAGCCGCCGGCGGCGGCGTAGGCTTGCAGACTAATCTTCGTGGCGCCGTCTTCGGAGAGGGCTTCGTGGTAATGGTTGAGCAGCTTCTTCATGCGGTGGGAGGCAATGGCCGTCTTGTTGGAGCAGATGTCCCCGGTCAGGATGCGCTCGTTGATTTCGTAGATTTCGGACAGCAGGGCGACCATGCCGTCGAGGTGGCGGAAGGAACTCATTGGGCGTTCAGTTGGGTGACGCGGGCGATAGCCTCGGCAGGGTCGGTTTCGTACGCAAAGCACTTCTTTGGGCCATCGTACAAATAAGCCTTACCGCGGAAGTGGGCATAGGTTTTTCCCCTGTCCAGTTCGGGATCGGTGTCATGGAAGTAGTACCGGACTCCATGGTCGGACTCATTTTGTTCAACCTGCCAGCGAGGACGAGTCGTGTACTTGCCGCGCAGCAAGTCGTCTTGCCTATCGCAGAGGGCCTTCAGCGCGTTGCAGTTTCGGTGCAGTTGGCGGGCGATGCTCCAGGGGAAGAGCCACCAGAGGCGGGGGAGGGAGTCGGGTCGGATGATGGTCATGGGTTTGTAGGGGCGATGGGATGGGTCAGGCATGGGTGGCTTTGTGAGCGTCGAGGATGGCCTTGTTGCGGAGGTAGCGGGCCTTGGCCGCGGCGAGGATGCGCTGCTTGTTCCGCTTGTAGTAGTCCTTTCGGTAGTTCGGGTTGCGGCTAATCCATGCCTCGGTGATGGCGATGACTCGCTCCTTGTTGGCCGCGTAGTAAAGACGGCGCTTGTAGTTGGCGATTTCCTTGTCGGTCATGGCGCTTACTTCTGGCGGCGGTACGGACCGCGGCGGTTGAGGTTGACCCACTGGGTGTTCGTCAGGTCGAGCCAAGTCCGCAGGGTGCAGACGGTCGTGTCCAGGGCGGCGGCGGCATCGGCCTGAGACTTGCCGGCGGCGTTGAGCGCGGCGATCTGCGGGAGGATGGCCTGAAGGCGTCGGGCGGCGAACTCGGCCATCGGGCGTTTGAGGGTGATGACGCGACCGGCGAAGGTCAGCGTCTCGGTGTAGGGGTGTTGGGCGTTGGGCATGGTGGTGGGAGATTAGCGGACGCGCTTGGCGGCGGGCTTCTTTTCGACGTAGCCGGGGAGGGACTTGTCGATGGCCTTGGCGAGGTCGGGGCCGGCGAAGGTGACGACGGCGGTCCAGCCGAGGATGGCGAGGACGGAGAGGGCGATGAGGGACTTCATGTGTTTGGTGGTGCGTCAATGACCTTGGCGGACTGTTCCGCATTCGTCAAGCACCTTTCCAAGCAAACCCTGTGACCCCACTCAAGGGGTCAGGGCGATTCGTGTCCCTCAGGTCTTCGAGGCCCGCCATGATCTGCGTACCCCTACCCGACTGGAGTCCACTATGCCCCTAGGGTCGCCTCCGTCAAGGGGCATTAGACCCCTCTGGCTTGCCCTAGGAGGCCGTTTGACGGCGGGAGCGTAGGAAGACCGCCACCCCCACCCCTAGGCACCCCACGGCCAAGGCCCAACCTAGGTCACGGACTGACCGCAGGGCCAAGGTCGCCGTGCTCATGTTGCGCTCAAGGTCGGCCGAGTCGGACTTCAGGCCAGCGTCCGTCACGATCATGACCAGGGCGTCGGTCGATTGCAGTTGGTCGAGGACATACCCGGCGATGTAGGCCGAGGAGAAAGCCGAGACTCCTGCGAAGGCGGTCAACAGGGTGACGGCCAAGAGGAGGTTATCGCTTCCGCTTTGCTTTGCTGGCTTTGCCTTTCCCATGGGGTTTGAGTTTGGCGGTGACCGCTCCGACTTCCTTTTCCCCGCGGGCCTTGATGTACCGCATCAGGTAGTCCAGGCATTCGGGGGCCGCGTAGCCGGCCGCCCCGACGACGGCCATCCGCAGGCCGGGGCTTTGGATGTGGTCTTGTATGCCGTACCCGACCAAGGCCGCGGTGATCGCGGCGGCGAGGACACGGCGCACGACCCAGCCGAGGGAGACAGGTTCGGTCGAGAGCAGCAGGCGGGCCGTCATGGCGAGGCCGCCAAGGACTGATGCGACGACGCCGTCTTTGAGTTCCTTCGGGATGTCCTCTGGACTGATGGGCGGGGAAGGGCTCACGAGATGCGGGGAGGCTTGGCGTTCGGGGAGATGAGGACGCGGCGATAGTCCTGCGACCAGAGGACGGCGGCGAGGTCTTTGCCCGCCCGGTCGACATCGACCTCCGACAGGTTCGGGAAGGTCAGGTGGATTTGCTCATGGCAGAGCACTTCGAGCTGACGCTTCGCACCTAGGCGGGGGTCAATCTCGATGAGGTTCTCGCCAATTGTGGCCTGACCCCACGCACGCTCCTTGCCGAGTTTGCGCCAGATGACTTTTGCGGTCTTATGCTTGCGGCGGCTCATCGTTAGGTTTGTTGACGGCGTCACGCACCTTGTCGGCCAGCCACCATAGGCCGAGGCCGCACGAGATGACGAGGGTTCCGCCGGCCGCGTATTCGAACCAGGGCGAGTCGATGATGAAGGGCACCGATCCGCAGAAGGCTCCGCAGATGAGCAGGGGTAGACCAATGCGGGGGCCCATGAAGGCGGTGGTCAACGCACCGACGACGGCGAGGCCGGCACCGACGAGCGTCCACGTCTGGGCGGAGGCGTCCTTCTTCACGCGCTCGACCTCCTTGGTCAGTTCGACGATGCGGGCGTCCTTCAGCTGCGAGACGCGGAGGGCTTCGGCCTGCTGGGCTTCGAGTTTCTCCCAGGCCTTGGTGACCGACGTGGCGAGTTGGCGACCGAACGCCATCTGCTTCTGGTAGTCCACAGGGTCGGCCTTGGTGGCCCTAGCCATGGCGAAGGCGACGTCCTGCTCTGGGGGCTGGGGCAAATACGATTGGGCCAGACGGGACTCGGCGACCACGACCTTCGGCTTATCCGCGTTGCGCTCGATTGCCACGAGGGCCGAGGCTACGCGGTGATCCGTCTTGTCGAGGTCTTTGCCGAGGGACTGGACGACGTCGGGCTTAGTCGGGGCGGGCGGCTGGACAGGCAGGGGCTCCAGCGTGGGCTTAGACTTGCACCCGGTCAGGGCCAGCAAGGCGATGACCAGGAGAGTCCGCACGGCTTACTTGCCCTTGAGGGCGTCGAGGATGGTCTTGCCCTTGGCTTCGAGTTCGGAAGCCTTGGAGGCGTGCTTACGGAAGACGAGAGCACCGGCGACGAAGCCGATGAGGAGGGAGACGATGATGGCGATGAACATGGTTAGGTAGAAAGTTTGGCGAGGAGCGCGGCGAGCTGGGCTTCCAGTTCGGCGATGCGTTCGGCGTCGGTCTTGACGGGTTCGGGAGGAGGGAGATAGGCGACCGAGACGAGATACTCGTCGGTCATCTCAGCGTTGCCCATGACCATGCGGCCATCTTCGCACTTGATGGAGAGTCGGTCTTCGGAGCGAGTCCAGGCGAGGCCGTTGTGATCGGTGAAGGTAGACATGGTTTAGAAGTAGGTGATGATGACGGCGAATCCGTTGGCGCCGTCGCCGCCCTTGCCGGAGTTGAAGCCGTTATCCGAAGCACCGCCGCCACCGCCGCCACCTCCAGGCCAGCCGCCGTTTCCTGCCGTGCCCCCAGCCTGACCAGTTCGGTAGAAGCCGCCGCCGCCGCCCGTTCCTCCGGCAATTGAAATCGTCCCGATCGAAGTTCCGTCAGTAGCGGCAACACCGCCAACTGTCCCGCCTGCTCCTGCCGCAACTGAGTTTGCGACTCCGCTGTAGTTAGAGCTCGTGGTGATAGAACCACCAGCACCACCGGCAGCCGCGGTCGTAACATTGGCAGCCGCACCTGCTCCGCCACCGCCTCCGGTCGGTACAGTATTATATCCGATACGCGAAGCAGCCGAAGAACCTGTCGTCGTTGCTCCATTCCCAGACAAAGTGCTCTGAAGAATGTAGAACAACATCAAAGACCAACGATTAGCACCGGCGCTTCCTCCCGTCGTGCTTCCTCCTCCTCCACCATTTCCTGACCTGGCGATGTAAATAGAAAAAGTAGTATGTGACGGAGTCGAGGCGGTTCCTCCGTTTGTATCGTTTGTGGTGATGGAAGCGGCTCCGGACGTTCCGGCTCCGACAACAACCGACTCTGTGCTACCAAGGTAATCTGCGTTGATTACTTCGTACAGAAACGCACCAGCAGACCCAGCACCACCACCGGCGCGGGCAGACGTAGTTGCACGCCTTGCTCCAGATCCTCCACCAGCACCAGCACCAAACAGGTAAATCTCAACCCACTTAGCACCTGAGGGCTTCGTCCAAGTGAACGTGCCCGACGAAGTAGATGACCCGAACGTCTGCACATCCACGCCACCACCACCGCCACCGCCGCCAGTGACCACATCCCAGGCGCCGTTCTTGCGGGCGTACTGCGAGCCGTCGGAGGGAGCGTCGTTGACCGTGGCGAGAGTGCCGAGGCCGAGGTTGGTGCGGGCCGTGCCGGTGTTCGCCAGACCCGAAAGGTTGCCCGCCTTCGTGAGGTAGTCGCCCAGCACCGTCGCGTTGACCGCCGTGGTCTGGATGGACGCGTCAGGGAAGACGATGCCCTGGGATGGCTGGATGGTGAACTGGCCGTAGCCCTGCTGGTTGATGGTCAGGGACGTGGCGCCGAGGTTGGCGACCGACGTGCCAGAGCCGGGGACATTGACGCCCGCAAAGGTCGGGGTGTCGAGGGAACCTAGTCCAAGATTGGAGCGAGCCGTGGAGGTCGAGGCGACCGAAGCGAGGTTGTCGGCCTTTGACAGGTAGGTGCTGCTCGCGGCGCTGGTCGTGAGGTACGAGCCGAGGGCCGTGGTCACCCAGGACTCGGTGGCATAGCCAGTCAGGCTGGACGAGGTGAGGAAGCCCGAAGGGTTGCCCGATAGGGGGTAGTAGGTCGAGGCCGCCGCCGAGGTCGTCAGCAGGCCGAGGGCCGAGAAGGTCTTGTTCTTCCAGAGGTTGGTCGAGGACTCGTAAGCCAGGAGGTCGTTGTTCGCCTCGCTGGACAGGGACACGTCATGCAGTTCGTCGAGCTCGTATCCGTTCTGGACGGCGACCTCGATGGCCCCTTCCGTGGAGTTCGAGCGAACGACGATGCCGACATAGACGAGATGCGTCGGGGCCGAGGGCTTGGTCGAGGTGTAAGTCCCGGCGGTCGTGCCCGACAAGTAGAGTTGCGTACCGACGGCGAAGGCCGAGGTGTTGAGGCCTTTCAGTTGCCCGCGGATCGTGACGTCGCCGTTCTGGTTGTTGGAGATGTCCGCCGTGACGATGCCCATGGTCTGGGCGGAGGTCGCGTCGCTGGTCGCCAGGGCCTTGGAGAGAAGGGGCTTGTTGCCCGCACCGCCGGAGATGTAGACCACCGTGCCCTTGGTAAGGGTCGAGCCAGTCTCGTTGCGGGCAGGCATCCGCAGCTCGGTGGCGAAGTTGTCCTGCCACTCGGCGTCGTAGGCGGTCGCGGACTGCTTGACGAGGATTTGACCTTCGGCGCCGTTGCTCGGCAGGCCCGCGGCGATGGGGGCGAAGCCCGCGGTGACCCAAGACTCGGTGGCGTAACCAGAGAGGCTGGCGCTGGTCAGGTAGCCTTGGCCCTTCACGAAGGCCGTCGTGGCGATCGAGGTGTCGTTATCCGAAAGGGTCGGGGTCGGGGCGGTCGGGTTGCCGGTGAAGGCAGGGGAGGCTTTAGGGGCGAAGCCAGTGGTGACCCACGACTCGGTGGCGTAGCCGTCAAGAATGGACAGGCCGGGGTAGGGAACGGTTTGAGTTCCGCGGCTTCCAAAGATGATGCCGTTGCCGTCATCAAGCATATCTAGGTTGATGCCGTTCTTCAGGTAAAGAGTCGTGAACTCAGGCTCAGAGTCAGCCCCGAGCCCGATGTTGTCGCGAGCCGTTGCCGCATTAGTCAGCCCTTCGAGGTTGCCCGCCTTGGTCAGATAGGCCGACAGGTTAAGGGTCACCCAGTCGGTGTTATAATCGACGCCGTCAATCTTCTGGAGGAACTGACCAGCCGTGCCGCCGGCAGGAACGCCCTCGCCGGGTTCGCCCTGCGGGCCTTGAGGGCCGACCGGGCCTTGGGGGCCAGGGACGCCGACCGACCCAGTCAGGGTGCCAGTGATGATGCCAGTAATGGTTCCCGTGACCGTGGACTGGTCAGCCGCGAAGGTGCCGGTGATAGTCCCGAAGGTCGAGGCCGTCGAAGTGATCGTCGCGTCAGGCATAATCGTCGGTGCTTAGACGGTGACGCTGTCGATGACGTTGACGCGGAAGATTTCGGTGCGCGAGATGTTCGACCCCGGGAAGACAAACTTGATGTCCCAGCGACCGTTGCCGATGGCCCAGTTGGAGGTGTCGCCGTTGTAGTAGACCGAGAAGGACAGGCCGTTGACCGCCTTCTGGACGGTCAGGGGGTAGACGTTCATCTGACGGTCCTCGAGGGAGGAGGTGATGGTCGTGGTCAGCAGGTCGGCAGGCCCCGAGGCACCGGGCGTCCAGGTGAACGTGCAGGCGAAGGTGTTGCCCTTCGAGACGGTTACGGTGTTAGAGCAGCTCATCGGGTCTAACCTTGCCCCGATTGGAAGGGGGGGGTCAGGTAATGGGGTCGAACAGGCCGATGTCCACGATCGTGTAGGTCGTCGGCATGGGGGACAGGGTCTGATAGTCCGGGGGGACGAAGGCATCCGAGTCGATGGTATACAGTTCGTCGGAGTCGTTTAGCACGTCCTGCCCGATGAGTTCCGAATGGTAGTTCTCATCGAAATTAGACGCCTGCAGGTAGAAGTCTGTATCGTCGATACGGACGGTCAGGTCGGCGATGAAGAACGCATCGGTGAAACCACGCTTTAACAGGCCGTTGCCTTCTTGTGTCTTGAAGGCCACCCCGGTGTCAGGGTAGACCTCATTCCCATCATAGCGGGAAGGAGCACTGAACTGGATGACAGCCCCTCGCAGTTTCGCCCAGGTGTTGATGCCTACTCCGTTGTCTCCGATGACGTAGCCCATCAGATGCGGGCGTAGTAGTATTGCGCCGTCTGCGTGCCCAGCTTGATGCGGTCAGCCCACAGCGAGCCGGTGACGTACTGGTCGACGGTGAACGTGCCGCCGACGCCTTCGGTGACCTTGGCAAGCACGAGGTAAGCCAGTTCGTCCGTATCGGTTCCAGCGGGGTCTGTTCCCTGAGAGAAGATGCGGGGATAGGGGTCGTCTTCTGGGATGCTTCCAGGCGTCTGCTGCGGGTAGTCGTTGGTAGAAGGGTCCGGGCCGGAGCGCAGCACGATCCAACACTCTCCCGCCGTGAAGTTGAGCACCAGTTCCGCGTCGGTTTCGAGTTCGTCGATGTATTCCCAGACCTCGTTGATGGTGTCGTAAGCCTGCGGCATAAGGTTGTTGAGGGTGCCGGGGCAAACCTTGTAGGTGACATACGCGCCTTCGCCGGTGCCGACCGTGGTAATGTCTTTGATTTTGAAAGGGAAGCAGGGGTCGTCGTCCTGCGCCGCGCAGCTCGAAGGCAAGAGGTAGGAGTAGTTCAAGGAAGTCCAGTCCGCCGGACCCACGAACTCCTGGAACCAATCCTCGTTGGCAGGGGTGATTTCCTCCAGCGCGTCGAGGGTTTCCGAGTTAACGATGTCGGCCCAAGCCTTGGGGGTCGTGTCCTTGTTGACGTTGTATGGGTCGTTGGACTCGTTCAGGTCGTCCTGGTTGCAGAGGGTCGTGCCGTTGAACAGGCAGGGAATGTTGAGGTCGATAGGGCCGACGATGTGCTGGTCGATAGCGAACTCGACGCCTTCTCCGACCGCCGTGACCGTCACCGTGGCGATCAGTTTGACCGCATAGCCCCACTTGGTCGGGTTGAACCAAGTCGTGTGGCAGTTGCCCCAGTCACCGGACAGGCCGGTGGACATGGCATCGTAGCCAGTCATCTTATGGACGTTCGTCTTATTGACGTACTCGGACGGGCCAGTCTCGGAGAAGATGGCCGACTCGATGGCGTCGCCGGCGGGGAAGATGGACACCCAGGGCGTCTCGGCGTTCAGTAGGGCGGACTCGGTGTCGTCGTTCGACTGGTTGATGTCGAACTTGCTGATCGTGACGTAGTACGTCCCAGCGGTCGTGATGTTGAAGTAGCCTCCGGCCTCCATCCAGACAGGGGAGCCTGTTCCCGCCGTGCGAGAGACGCCTGAGCCGTAGACCGCCACCTTGTTAATCCATGCCTGACGCTGATCGTAGTGACCGCCGAGGCGTACGCGGGGCATATTGCTCTGCGTGAAGGATACGGTTCCCTTCGCCATCTGGAGCTTGTTCGCCGTGCCGACGCGGACTGAGCGCAGTTGGAACTGCTGGACGATTTGGTCGACGGCGGCGCTGGTAGGGTCCCATTCGCTCCAGGGCTTCTCGATGTTGAAGTTCGTTCCTAGGCTGGACGAAGTGAATGTGTAACCTACACCGGGCTGGATGCTCATGGGGCGGCGATGTTGACGTATACCTTGTTATTCCATCCTTCCTTAGAATAACGGATTTCGTAATTTACTTTATACAGAGAGCCGAACTCCTCGACGTTGACCTGGGACAGAAGGTTCTTGTGTCCGACGCCGCTGACGGTGCCGATCGGAGCCCAAGCGGGCAGGAGAGGGAACTCAGAACCCCATGAAGCCGTTGACGACGCGGTGTTCAGGAGCAGGAGAAGGGCCTGAACGTTGCTCACGTTCTTGTAATAAACCACGCCCGAATAACTGGTCGTCGTGGCAAGGTACTGCGTCTTTCCGTAAAGCGAGGCGACCGAAGGGTCTACGAAACCGATGAAGCGACCCCCATTGGCTTTTTCGAAACAGGCGCCGTTGAGGCCGAGATAAGCAGGCCCAGTTCCGACGGTTGGGGCAAGGTTGTTCGGCGTGTCTTGGGTATAAGGAGCAGGGCCGGCAATAGACGCGGTGAACGGCGAGTATGTGCTGAAGAAGTTGGGGTGGCTGGTGATGCTTTCAGCCGTCAGACCGTTAGCGCTTGAAAGATTCGGGTTAGTCCTGTTTCCCGAGTTGATGCTCGGGTCGATGCCCACGTAGTCGATGGTCAGAGTAGCAATTCCCAACTGGTCCCAGCTGATTGCGTACTTGTGCGCTTTCAAAAAGGAATAAGAGGAGTCAGGGTGGGCGGTTCCACGGACTACGAGAGGGACATAATCAACCTCCCAGTCTCCCTTAAATTTTGTAGAAGACGTAATTAGTCCGAAGCCATCTCCATTAATCGTCCAACCTGGCTGGATGATCGGAGTCGTCAGGGCGTTGCCGGTTTCGATGAGGGCCATGTTATTGGGTGAGCATTGATGCGCGTGAAGGGGTAGCGTTTGACTTGGTGAAGTCGGGAGGGATTGCCCAAGAGTCTCCGGCAATCCTTTCTAGGAGGGCGGTCTGCTTCTTCTGTTCTTCGAGCTGCTGCGTCATAGCCTCGATGACCGGGTTCGGGCCGACGCCGACGACGTTAGAAAAGCCTTCTGGGCCTTTGAATGAGCCAGGCTTTGCCTTGGCCGCGGCTTCGGCAGCGGCTGCCGCTTCGGCCTTAGGGTCGACAGGGTTCTTGGCCTCGAAGCGTTCCATCGCGGCCTGTTGGACGAAACTGTAACCAAAGCCTTTGCCGATGCCTAGTTCCCCCATCAACGCGGCGAAGAAGCTCACCGGCTTGTTAAGCAGGAAGTCCATCTGGTTCTTGTCCACGAACCGTCCGGCGCTCTCAGCACGGCCAGCCTCAGTCTGTTTAATGTAGTCCTGCTCGTCTTGCTGGGCCTTGATGAAGCGGGCCATCCGCGTCTCGCGAGCGTCGGCGAGTTTGTTCTCCCCGCTGGCGATGTCCTCGAAACCCTTGCGGGCAATCTCCCTCGACCTTTGCATGGCGCTTTCGATTTCCCCCATGATCTTGTTAATGATTACAAGCGGGGCTGCGAAAGAGAATACGGCATCCTTAAATGCCGTGCTGAACTTTTTCTGGATGTCCTCGAGCTGCTTCGAAAAACTTACCGTTGCCTCCTTGGCCTTATCCATGGCCTTTGGGACGTCGGAGGAAGTCTTGATGTTGACTGTCAGGTCTTGGGCCATGTCAGGGGGTGCTTTCCTTTGCAGGATTGGAAGCAGACTCGCGGGCCTCCTCTTCCGCCATGAAGGCTTCCTCCTCGGGGGACATGATCGCCACGTCCGCCCCCTTGCGGATAGCCAGGGCGGAGTTCAGCCAGATGGCCTGACACTCCGGCATCTCCCAAGCCCGCTGCTCAGGTATGCCCGACGCGATGAGGTTCGCCACGATGGACAGCGGCCAAGGCACGCCCTTGTCGCCGCCCCCTGACTTGGTCTTCGTCTGCTCCCAGAACTTCGGCCAGTCGGCCACTAAGATGTAGCCTGCGAAGGCTTCCAGCATTCTATCGAAGTTTGCTGGGTTTCTTTGAAGCGACATTATCCGCAGCTTGTCCAGCCAGCCTATGTCGCCCAGCGGTTCCTCGGCGCATACTTGGCAGGCGAAGATTAGGTCCGCAGGGGTGATGCCGCGGGAGCCTGTGACCAGCGGGGAGTCGAAGGCCATCAGACGCACGCGGTACTTCAGGCACCACGGATAAAGCACTCGACCCAGCAACCGAAAAGGCGCCGGGTCGATGTAGGCATTCAGGAAACGGCGGTCCACTTCCTTGATGCTACCCCCTTTTCAGGGGTGTCAATTAGGCAGGCGTGATGCCTTCGTAGTCGACCGCAGTGATCGTGACGGCGGTGAAGCCCTTGTTCGAGCCCTTGTCGTCGACCTTGGTCACCGTGCCGGTGAAAGACGCGGAAGCCGAACCAGAGGGGTAGGCCGAAAGGGTGTTCACCGTGAAGGACAGGGTCGCACCGAGGACCGGCATGGTCGTGGTCTTGGCGATGCCTTCGATGGTGATTTCCGTCTTACGGTCGTCATAGCGGGCCGTCTTCGTGATGCCATCCTCGTCGGCCACCGTGGCCTCGGCATTGAAGGAGGACGACAGGCTGTAGGACTGCACGAACAGGTTAGCGACAGTACCCGCGACTCCGTAGATGCAGGTGGTTCCGGTAGAGATGGCGGCCATTTGTATTTGCGGGCTTTGGAATTAGGGTCAGGCGGGCAGGACCACCAGCACGTCAAAGGCGAAGGAGGTCGCCCAGGAGCGCTCGTCGATACCCTCGTCCTCGGAGGTCATTGTGACGTCATAGCAGGCCGCGTCGGTCGAGGCGACGAAGGCCGCCTTGATGGAGGTCAGGTCACGCATATTGCCCGACAGTGCGGCGCAGCGGGCACGGTGATCGGCGAGGGTCGTGTCGTCGGCGTTGGAGAAAAGGGTGATACGGACCGAGCAAGCATAGTTGCCTTCCCCCTCGGGGAGGTCGGCAGGGCTGCGGGCGGACTCGCATAGGACCACGGCTTTGGGCAGGGTCTGGGTCGCGGCGCTGTCGCCCGTCAGAAAGGCCACGGCGGTCAGCCCGGTCTGGGTGGATAAGTAGGTGGCGAGGGTGGCCTCGACGATGTGGCGGATGGACTTGGTTCCCATAAAGGTTATTTGCTGTTGGCTTCGGTGATAGTATTATTGAGATGCAGTTTTACGCGAGCCCTCATCTGTTTGACGCGGTTAGCGTAGACCAAGTCTAGAACGCTTGCGTCGGTGGCGATGTTCGCGATATTGCCTAGCGTGTTCGTGACGCTGACGTCGACGTTCTTTTCGGTGGCCGATACTGTGTTCTTTCCGTACACGTTGGTGTGCTTGTTGATCCAAGCGACATTAAGCAGGCCAACACCGAAGTTCTTGGGGATGCCATTGATGACAGGCTTAGGCAGGGAGCGCAGGGCGGAGGCCCACCCAGACTTGATGCGGCCGACCATCTCCTGGCGTTCGCGGATGTAGTCCTTGAGTTCGGCGGTGGTCTCGACCAGCAGCTTCTTTTTGACTGGTCGGACGTTCTTTTTGATGCGCCCACCAAACTTGCCTTTGATTTCATTATGGACCGGGCGGATATTAAAAACAAAGCCGATGGTTCCGTAATCGCTTAGGACGATATTGGCTCGGTTTAGATAGTTCTTAGCCTTCTTGAAGGCTCGGTCGTAGTCCTGGTCATTGGCTATCCTCTGCAAGATTGGAGAAAGGCTTTTAAGTGCCTTCATGGACCCGCCACCGATCAGTTTGTTGAACATGCCAATATCGTTATTCCTAGTGGCGTAAGCCAGGTTAGTGGCCAAGACGTTGGCCGCATTCCTTGAGTAGCGGTCATTAGCCGAGACAAACATCTTCTTGATGTCACCGGCTACGGCGTTTTCGCCAGCCATCTCTGCGGCCTTGGATAGTCCTTTGCCGCCACCTTTGGCCAGCGGGGGCGTAAATGTCGCCGCGTCTTGGCAGGCCAGGGCGGCCTGTTCAAGGCAGGCGTCGCGTAGGGTTTGCCCGGTCTTCTTGGCAAAGCGCTTGAGGGCCGCAAGGAACTTAGCCTGAGAGTCAGGCTTAATGCTTACGGTGACCACAGGGGTTACTGGTTGTCGTCGATGACGACGAGCGTGATCCATGCCGACCCGGGCTTATAGGTCTGGGTCGTGATGCGGACGGTCTTCCCGCCGGCCACGATCTTCTTGCCCTGGGCGAGCGAGGCGATGGGGGCACCCGATGAGAGGGTGGCCGCGGATGCCCCAATAGACCCATCTGGCTGGCTCCAGGAGGCCGTTACAGCGGGCAGGCGGACGGTGTACTGGGTACGCTCCATATACCCCCCTGCCTCGAGGACGGTCGAGACGGCGGGGTCGGAGATGAGGCAGGAGAAGGTGATGGCCCCAGAGTTGGCCGACCCGGCCACGCCGAAGTCCGCGATCATCTCCTTCGCGTCCGCCAGAAACTCAGAGTAGAGGCTCATCCTATACTTGCCCCGATTGG